TTAATTGGTGGAAGAAGAAAATCTAGAAAATCAAGAAAAAATAAAAAATCAAGAAAAAATAAAAAATCTAGAAAATCCAGAAAAAATAAAAAATCTAGAAAATAAAATTAAAATTGAATAACTTTTTACATTTTTTGTAATTTTAAAAAGTTATGAAAAATGATAAATCTTAAAAATTATTCTCAAATGTGTCTTAATGTAAGACCAATAGCATTTCATTGTTTTACTAAAAAACAAGATATTGAATTGTTTCTACCAGACTTTTTAAGAAGTTTTATAGCATTTGGTTATAATGTAGATGAAGATATATTTTGGGCTAAAAAAAAATGTAAATATGGACTCATTTATATTAATATAAGTATAAAATATTTAGGTTATTGTGATAGTAATGTTCAAATTAAAACTCTTTATGGTAATCAAAAAGATGTTGAAAATGAAGTTAAGATATTATATAATAATATTTTAGAATATTCGAAAATTCTAGATGAATTATAATTATATATAAATATAAAATAATATAGAAATATTTCTATATATAATATGTATTAAAATAAATGGTAAAAAATTGCGACATTGAAAATTATCCTTCTGATAATGAAGACAAATACAAGACATATTTTGAAAAATTCAATTATCCATTACATATATTTCAAAAATGGGCAATAGAGGGTATTATAGAAGGACAACATGTATTAGTAACAGCACCTACAGGAAGTGGTAAAAGTTTACCAGCAGAATTTTCATTAGATTTTTTTGTTTCAAAAGGTAAAAAGGTTATTTATTGTTCTCCTATTAAAAGTTTAAGTAATCAAAAATTTTTTGATTTTTCAACAAAATATACTAATATTAGTGTAGGAATTATTACTGGAGATATTAGATGTAATCCTGACGCAAATGTTATTATAATGACTACAGAAATATTACTAAATAAACTTTATCAATTGAAAAGTACTTCTAATATTTCAAATTCTAGTACTTCATTTGAAATGGATATTGAGAATGAATTAGGTTGTGTTATATTTGATGAAATACATATGATTAATGATCCTAGTAGAGGACATGTATGGGAAAATAGTATTATGATGCTACCACGACATATACAAATTGTAGGTCTATCAGCAACATTAGATAGACCAGAAAAATTCGCATTATGGCTTGAAAATAGAGGTGATAATTTAGTAACTTCAGAAAAAATTGTTTATCTTTCAAAAAAATTAAATAGAACTGTTCCTTTAATACATTATAGTTTTATTACAGGAACAGGAATAGGTAAAGTATTTAAAGAAAAATCATTACAAGATGAAATAAAACAAATTATTGATAAGCCTCATATAATCCAATATGCCAATGGAGATTTTAATGATAATAATTATAAAAATATGGATAAAATAATAAAATTATTTGAAAAAAATGATATTCGTGTAAAACGTCAACATGTTTTAAATAAAGTATCTGAACATTTATTTGAAAAAGAATTATTACCAGCTATTTGTTATGTATTTTCACGAAAACAATTAGAAATTTGTGCTAATGAAATAACAACGAATCTTCTAGAATTTGATTCAAAAATACCTTATACTATTGATAGAGAATGTGAACAAATTATTAGAAAATTACCTAATTATAAAGAATATTTAAACTTACCTGAATATTTAGATATGGTAAGATTATTACGTAAAGGTGTTGCGATGCATCATAGTGGATTAATGCCTGTTTTACGTGAAATTGTTGAAATATTGTTTTCAAAAGGTTATATTAAAATGTTATTTGCTACTGAATCTGTAGCAATTGGTTTAAATTTACCAGTTAAAACATGTATATTTACAGATATTTATAAACATGATGGAAATTCTATGCGTATTTTACAAGCACATGAATATACACAAGCAGGTGGAAGAGCAGGTAGATTAGGTTTAGATACTGTAGGTCATGTAATACATTTAAATAATCTTTTTCGTGATACAAGTATTATATCATATAAAAATATGATGAATGGAAAACCGCAGTTACTAACATCTAAATTTAAAATTTCGTATAATTTATTATTAAATTTAATTGACAATGGTGATAATAATTTATCAGGGTTTGCTAAAAAAAGTATGATTAATGATGATTTACAAAGTAAATCAAAACAAATTCTAGTTGAACTAGAAGAATCTAGAAAGGAATTTGACTTGATAACAAATCAAATTAATAATTTTACAACACCAAAAGAAATTGTTGAATTATATAATGAATTACAAACAAAGAAAAATAATTATGCTAATAAGAAAAGAAAAGAAATGGAAAAAGAAATTGATAAAATTATTTCAGAATATAAAAATATAGAACAAGAAAAAAATATATTGAATAATTATTATACAAAACAAACACAAATTAATGAATTATATAATACATGTAAGTTAATAGATAACTATATTGATAATGATGTTAATAAAGTAACAATACTTTTAGAAAATGAAAATTTTATTAATTATACCAATGAATCAAATCCTGTTCTAACAATTAAAGGAAAAATGGCATCACAATTAAGAGAAATTCATTGCCTTGTTTTTGCCAATATTTTAGAAGATAAAATAATTGATAATTTATCATCAAGACAATTAATTACACTATTTAGTTGTTTTACAAATATTTCAGTAGAAGAATGTGTACAAGATTTTACACCATATACAGATGATAATGAAATAAAAGATATTATTTGTAAAATATCAAAAATGTATACTGAATATGAAGATAACGAATCTATTATGGGAATAAAAACTGGATCTGATTATTATATTCAGTATGATTTATTAAATTATGTAGATGAATGGTGTGATGCTAATTGTATTGAAGATTGTAGATCATTATTATTTAGATTACAAGAAGAAAAGGGAATATTTTTAGGAGAATTTGTAAAAGCATTATTAAAAATAAATAATATTTCATGTGAAATGGAAAAAATCGCAGAAATGACAGGAAATATTGCTTTCTTGAGTAAGTTAAGAGAAATACCTAACCTAACATTAAAATATGTGGTTACTAATCAATCTCTTTATGTATAAAATATTATATGGATATAATATAAAAATGAAAATGGTATTTAGAACTGTTATTTTTCATCTTATTGTTATAATTATTTTTACATTTATATATAAACATATAGCAATAGATTTAAAAGATGCTGATAAAGATAAAGTTGATTTTATTGATTATTTAGTTTTAAGTGTAGCAGTACAATCTGGAACAGGATTTTCACAAGTTTCACCTAAAAATAATATTAGTAAAATTGCTGTAATTATTCAAGAACTTATATTAATTTGTTCACATATTTTCACAATTTATATTTTTACGATATAAATATTTTTTTTATTATTTATAATTAAATAAATAATAAATATATTTAAAATTAACTATTTAATTAAATTAAGTAAATAATGACATCATTAATAGGAAATAAATATATATTATTAGAATTAATTGGTTCTGGTTCATTTGGTTCAATTTATAAGGGTGAAAATGTAAGAACAAAAGAAAAAGTAGCAATAAAAGTAGAACCAGTTAAAAATGAAACTAGACTATTAAAAAATGAAACAATTATTTATAATCGTTTATCAAATAAACCTGGTATTCCTGATATTAAATGGTATGGTAAAGATGATGAAAATTATTATATGGTACTTAATTTATTAGGAGAATCATTAGAATCATTAAAAGAGAGAAAGGGTTCTTTTTCTCTCAAAACAACATTACAAATGGGAATTAATATATTAGATTTGTTATTAACTATTCATGAAGCTGGACTAATACATAGAGATGTTAAACCTGATAATTTTCTTTTAAGTTTAAATGATACAAATAAAACAATTAATATTATTGATTTTGGGTTATGTAAAAGATATATAAATAATGAAACACATATAGAATTTAAAAATACTAGTTCACTTATTGGAACACCTACATACGCAAGTATAAACGCACATAATTTATTAGAATTAAGCAGACGTGATGATTTAGAATCATTAGGATATATGTTAATATATTTTAATTTAGGAAAATTAGAATGGCAAAATCCAGATATACATGAACATACAAATATAAAAGAGTTAAAAGAAAAACTAATTTATAATACGGATAATAAAATACCATCTGTTTTAATAGAATATATGAAAATAGTTAGAACTATAGAATTTGAAGAAAGTCCTAATTATCAAATGTTATTTGATTTATTTAAGAACGAAATAAATAATTTATAAAGTAAAATAATACTTATTATGTGTAAATAATATAAATATAATATTTATATTAATTAAAATGCCAAAGTATAGTGAAGAATACATTAAATCATTGTATAATATTTTTCAAATGGTAAATAAAATGCCTCAAACAGAATCAAAGAAAACAAAATATATAGCATTATTAATTTTTAAATACATTTTTAATATAGCAAAAGCTGAAAATATTGATTTAAAAAAGATACCTGAACCAGAGTTTATCAATTTAGTTCCTTTCTTTGAATTTGTTACTGAAAATAATATTCAATTTCTTGATTTTAAAAATATAAATGAATCTGATATTGATGTATCAAAACCAGAAGATATTGAACGTTTTACGCTTTCGCATATTTATTATATAACACAAAAATAATCTATTTTTTGGTATTATATAAATAAAAAAATGCCAATATTTATATTGGTGAAATTAGATCATATTGTTATTATAAATTATTAAAATAAACTATATAAAGATAAGTTATACTATTAAATTATAATAACAATGTCATCTAATTCAGATTCTGTTACACATCCTGCTGGATCAAATCCTACTCATGATTTAAATAGTCGCATTACTGGCCGTGTAAAGTGGTTTAATAATAAGGCTGGTTATGGTTTTATTTCTATCACTGATGGTACACAAGCAGGTACCGATATTTTTGTTCATCACAGTGCTATCGGCGTATCAAGTGAGCAATATAAGTATTTAGTTCAAGGCGAATATGTTTCATTTACTTTAACTTCTACTCAAAATGATGTTCATAAGGTTCAAGCTACTAATGTTTTAGGAATCAATGGCGGTAAACTAATGTGCGAGACCCGCAGAGAGTTTAAGATGTCTAGAACTACATATAATAAGGAAAAGGTTGAGGAGACTTCTGAACCAGTAAAGACTCCTAGACAACCAAGACCTCCTGCGTCTAATCCTGTTGATTCTACTCCTAGTAAGAAAGCTAGACAATATAAGGATAGACAACCAAAGACTACTGGAGAATGGACAAATGTAGGTAATGGAAAGAAATCCAAGAAGTAATTTTATTATTTAGAGTAATAAAAAATAATATATTTTAAAAATATTTTATATAAATAATATTTTTAAAAAACTTATAATATAGTAATATATTATAATGAGTGACACTGATAATAGTGAGGATGAGATTTCTACTACTAATTTAGAAGGAGGAAAAAAATCAAATGGACATAAAATGGATTGTAAATGTCCTATTTGTAAAAATATGATGTATAAAAGTTTAAAGAAAAAAAATAAAAGTAAGAAAAATAAAAAAGGCGGTAAAGGAAGTGATACAGATAGTGTCTCTGATAGTGTAACTGATACTACATCAGACAGTATTTCAGATAATACAACTGATAGTGTTTCAGATAGTGTATCTGACAATACAACAGATAGTGTATCTGTCGGTGGAAAAAAGAATAAATCTAAAAAATCTAATGGACATAAAATGGAGTGTAAATGTCCTATTTGTAAAAATATGATGAAAAAGAAGGGTGGAGCTGAACCTGATGAGCCAGAAGAATCTGAAATTGATAAAGCAAAAACAAAAGGAGAAGCTGATTCTATAAATACATCATCATCTAGTGATGGTGAAGCAACACCAGGACATACAAGACCAGGTGAGGCTAACATACCAAGTGAAAAAGGTGGTAGACGAAGAACTAAAAAATCTTCTAAGAAATCAAAGAAAACAAAAAAATCAAAGAAAACTAGAAAATCCAGAAAATCTAGAAAATCCAGAAAATAAAAAAATTATATGTTTATAATATAATTATAATATAAACATATTTAAAGTTTACTTGATAATATAGTATATAAAATGACGAAGCCTACTAAAACTGACCTATATCTTAGTGAAACAAATAATATTTTTAATGAATTTGAAAATATTATTGATAGTTTATCACAATTTAGAATTCAAATAAATACAATTCAGCAACAAATTAAGAATGTAGAGAAAAATGTTAAAAAGCAAATGAAGACATTACAAACACAAGTAAATAAGAATAAGAATAAAGGAAATAAAAAGCCATCAGGTTTCGCAACTCCTTCAACAATTACAAAGGAATTGTGTCATTTTATGAATAAAGAAGAAGGAACAAAAATCGCACGAACTGAAGTTACTAGTGCTTTAAGTTCTTATATAAAGGAAAACAACCTACAAAATCAGGCAAATAAGAAATTTATTTTACCAGATGAGAAACTAAAAGTACTATTAGGTATTTCAGATGAAGATAAACTTACTTATTTTACTTTACAAAAATATATGAATAAACATTTTATTAATGAAACTGTAAATTAAGTTAAAGTTTTTCTACGTTCATATTTAATTATAGTTAACTCGTCATCTTCATCATCAATTTCAGTAATAATCATTTTATTATTTAATTTGTCTTGATAATTTAAAAATAAGTCGCAATTATAATCTTTTTGTATTTGTGTTAGCCATATTGTATTACAATATGGAAAAAAATTTTCATACACTTGTTTTCCTCCAATTACAAATATTTTAAAATTTTCTTGTAAAAATGGATATAATTTTCTGTATCTTTCAGGATTAAATAAATAATTAATATATATAAAATCTTCCTTTGTAAAAATAACATTTGAATTACTTATATCTTTATATAATTCTGGTTGAGATGTTAAAACAATATTTAATCTATTTTTTAATGGTCTTCTCTCTTCAGGTATTGAGAAATATGTAGTACGTCCCATTATAACAATATTTCCTGTTGTTTTCTTATAAAAATGAGACATATCTTTTTTAGATGTCCATGGTATAGTACCATTTTTTGAAATTCCATTCTTTAAATCTACTGCTACTATTGCCTCCATTAATTATATTATAATAAATTATATTTAATATATTATAATACTTATATACTAATATATTAAATGAATACTGATTTTTTCAAAAAATTACAAGAAATTAAGCAATCAAATGATAAAATATTTAATTTAACAGAAAACAATTCTGATACAAAAAATAACATTATTTTTGTATATACACCACCGAAAGTAGGTTCCACTAGTTTAGTATCATCTTTACGAATTTCACTCGCAAATACATTTACTATTATTCATATTCATGATGAAATAATGTTAAACTATTTTACTGGTATTAAAAATATAACTATTAATGAAATTATCTTATATAACAAATATATTGGGAAAAATGTTTTTGTAATTGATATCTATAGAACACAAATAGAGAGAAATATATCAGAGTTTTTTGAAAAAATAGCATGTCATCATTTTAACAATTCTGAAGAAAATATTAATAATTATAATATTGAAAAAATAATAGCTCGTTTTAACTCTGTATTTCCATATTTACCTTATGATGATTATTATACAGAAATATATAATATTCCTAAACTTGATAATTTTGATTTTAAAAAAAAATATTTATATCAACTTATAAATGGTATTCATTATATTAAATTAAGATTAAAAGACTCAAATGAATGGAGCAAAATATTAACACCATTATTAGGTCAAGAAATTGTTATTGTAAATGATTATCAAACAAGTAATAAAGTTATCGGAAAACTATATGAAAATTTTAAAAAAACATATAAAATACCTTCAAATCTATTAG